AGATGCAGCGCTCCCAGCTTCTGGAGGTGTTCGCAGGCGGTGACCATATTGCGCAGTTCGATCCTGATCAGGACATGAACGCCGACATGTGCCGCGTGGCGACTGAGTACGCCTCGTACAGCATCTTCCGCCTCAACGAAGGCTACAACATCTTCAACAGCGTCATACACGACGGCCTCACGGCCCGCGCTGGCGTTGCGAAGGTTTATTGGGAAGAGAAGCACGAGGAGCACGAGGAGACCTTTGAAGGTCTCTCGTTCGAGGACGCACACGCTCTTGCATCGCAGGAGGACGTGTCCGACTTCGAAGCAGACATCGACAACGAGACGCAGACATTCCACGGCACGCTGACGCGCAAGAAGGATTGCAGCAAGGTCACCATTGACCCTGTGGCTCCTGAAGAGTTCCTGATCGAGCCTCTGGCCACCTCAGTTGTTGGCGCGACCTACGTTGGTCACCGCACACCTAAGACCAAGGCCGAGCTGATCGAGATGGGCTACAAGAAGTCCATCGTCATGCCGATCCCAAGCGACGATGCCAAGGAGCTGCAGTTCAGCCCCGAGGTTCTCGCGCGCACCAGTCAGACCACCAGCAACCTGCTCGATGACCCTATCCAGAACGAACTGGACTATGTGGTCTATTATGAGAGCTATGTGCGAATGATGATCGACCCTGCGAAGGGCGTTCGTCTGTACAAGATTTGCCACGCTGGCACGACGATCCTCGACAAGCAGGAAATCGACAAGGCGCCATTCATCGCCTACGTCCCGCTGCCGATCCCGCACGTCTTCTACGGCAACAACTTTGCGGCTCGCGTGATCCACACGCAGAACGCCCGCACGGTATTGTTCCGTGGTGTGCTCGACCACACTGCCATCACGAGCAACCCTCGTTACATGGTGGTCAACGGCGGCCTGATGAACCCTCGCGAGTTGCTAGACAACCGCATGGGCGGCATCGTGAACGTTCGTCGTCCCGACAGCGTTGCGCCGTTCCAGCAGAACACACTGAACCCCTACGTGTTCAACGTGCTCGGCATGCTGACGGACAACAACGACAAGTCCACGGGTATCTCCGCGCTCTCCCAAGGCCTCAACAAGGATGCCATCTCGACCCAGAACTCTCAGGGTCTGGTGGACAACATGATGAAGGCATCAGGGCAGCGTGGGAAGATCATGGCACGCAACTTCGCCATCAACTTCCTCGTCCCACTCATGCTTGAAGTCGTTCGCCTCGCTATCGTCCACAAGGACAAGCGGGTGATCGAAGTCGCCGGCGCTCCTCTCAACATTGACGCAGATACCTGGACGGAACGCACCACGTGCACCGTGTCCCAGCATCTCGGCTACGGTGAGAAGGACATGGCGGCCAACAAGCTTGTGCAGGGCTACCAGATGCTCGCCAAGGATCAAGGACTGGGCAACATGTTCGGTCCCCAGCAGCGCTTCGAAATGCTGCACGACGTGGCCAAGCTCAGCGGCTTCAATCGCTTCGCTGCCTACCTCGATCCCAAGGCACCGCCTCCGCAGCCTGATCCGCTCAAGACTGCAGAAGTGCAGGCTAAGACGACAGTTGCACAGGCATCAATGCTCACCGCGCAGACCAAGCAGCAGGATGCGAACCGGCTCTACTCGCTCGACCAGACGAAGGTCGCGCAGAACGCAGCCAACATTCATCTGCAGGCTCTCGATCACGACCGAACTCATGACCGACAGGACACTGAGACTGCAGCTCGCATCCAGCAGGGTGAAGAGCAGATCGAAGTCGAGCGTGAGAAGATTGCATCGCAGCTTCGCATAGCAGCGCACAACGCCGCCGCCAAAGCAGCTCAACCACAAAGGCCTCAAGCGTAATGTGGCAAATACTTCGCGCCCTATTGGGGCCTGAAGCAGCAATGCTGACCATGGGCGACGGCCGCTCTGGTAACTCTGGTAATGAGATGGAGGCGCTTCAGAAAGCGTATGCCGCAGCTCATGCCAAGAAGATGGCAGCACAGTCGGGGGGCTTATCCAGCCCTCCGTCCGTCGCTCCTCCGTCAACACCAGCGGCGCCCAGCGGACCACAGGCCAACCCAGCAAACTGGGGTGTCCTAGGCTTCCCATCGGCGGCCCCAGCATCCTCCAGCTGGGCTGACACGACCCAGTACCCTCCGTCTGCACCGCAGGCTCCAGCACCGGCTCCCAGCGCTCCACAACAGGACGCACAGGTTCCCATGCCGCAGCCTCGGCCAGCAGAGGCACCACAGCCCCAGCCAGACACCAGCTTCTTCATGCGCAACGCAATGATGCAGCAGGACCCGAATGGTGGTGGCCTGATCGACCCTCAAGGCGCCGCATCCGTTCGCGGGCCTGACCTGATCAACAAGATGATGGCCTACCTACACAACAAGGACATCGGTTGAACGATGACACAATCCTCGCTCTCGGCGGCTTCTGTAATGAGCTGCTGGGGGCCGAGGCCTTCAAAGCGTTGGTGGCGATGTACGAACAGCAGTGCGCTGTCGATATCCTCAACACGCAACCTCACGAAACCAAGGCCCGCGACTACATCCATGCGAGCCATCAGGGTTTCCAGAGCTTCTTAGGGCTCACGCGCAAGTTCGCTGACGCCTTCAACAAGCTCCCGCAACATCAAGAAAACCAGTCTGACGCTCCAGATCAATCCGAGGACGACCTCGACGATCCGAGTGTGCACGACATTTATGACGGTAAGAACTGACCATGTCAGCCATCCAAACGGACGCTGCTCTGCTGAACGAATACGATAATGCCATTGAGAGCGATGACGCTTTCATGGATGCACTTTTTGGTAAGTCCGACGAGGACAAGGACGCTCGCAACGAGCCATCCGAGAATGCCAACGAAGAGGATGATGAATCCTCGAATGAAGAGCGCAACGACGAAGACACCAACGAAGACGATGACGCCTCCGAGGAAACTCCAGAGGACGAAGACGACGAAGGTGGCGACGACGAAGACAACGAAGACGACGAAGACCCGAAAGCCAAAGACAAGGGATCCAAGAAATTCGCTGACGAGAGTGACGAAACGTACGTCAAGATCAAGGTCGGTGAAGAGGAGCACGAAGTCAAGGTAACGGACCTCAAGCGTCTCTGGGGTCAAGAAGCTGCTCTTACCCGCAAGTCGCAGGAAGTCTCAACCGCGAAGACCACGTACGATGAAGGACAGGCGAAGAACATCGCCGCCTACAACGTGCTGCTTCACCGTTCGACTGAGCGCGCAAACGAATACCGAAAGCTGCCATGGACGCAGCTGATGAAGGACCCCGACGTTGACGCTGGCCAGCTCGCAGCATTGCAGGCTGAAGCCCAGAAGGCGTTCGAGGACGAAAGTTTCCTGAAGAATGAAGTCGATGGCTTCATGCGCAAGGTCTCTGACGATCAGCTGAAGGTGCGACAGGAAGCGGCCCGTGATGCCCTGAAGGCAATCAACGACACCGCAAGCCCACATCACATCAAGGGTTGGACCGAAGCTCTCTACAACGACATCCGTTCGTTCGCGACAGAGCAGGGCGTACCCGCCCAGATGGTGAATGCCATCACCGATCCAGCAGCAATCAAAATCCTCCACATGGCCATGCAGTTCAAGCGTGGCGCGTCGAAGGTCGTGACCAAGAAGGTCAACAAGACCCCGACGAAGATTGTGAAGAACTCTGCGTCTGCTCCCGCTGCACGCGGTAGCGCGAAGTCAACGACTGCCAAACAGGCGACAGCCAAGGCGATGAAGTCGGGCTCCGTGAATGACGCAATCGACGCATTCGAAGCTCTCTTCGACTGATACCAACACTTTTCAAGAAGACATTTTTATATGCCCCAGTTTACTTCTTTCGACCTCGTCGGCGTTAAGGAAAACGTTTCCAACGTCATCACCAACCTGACCCCGCGCAAGACCCCGATGCAGTCGGGTATCGGCAGCGAGAAGGTCACCCAGCCGCTGTTCCAGTGGCAGGAAGATAGCCTGCGCGCCGCTGGCGACAACGCTGCAGTTGAAGGTGCGGATGCTACGTTCGCCACCCTCGTGCCGACCGTGATGCGCAACAACTACACGCAAATCTTTCAGGAAGCCATTCAGGTTTCCGACCGCGCTGACATCGTCTCGACCTATGGCCGCAAGCGCGAGTTCGCTTACCAGATGGCCAAGTCGGCTGCTCAGGTGAAGCGCGACCGCGAGTTCGTCCTCGTTGGTAAGGCTGGCGATAAGGCCGCTGGCTCCAAGACCGTCGCTTCCACGATGGCTGGTGTCCAGAAGCAGATCGACAGCTCCTGCGTGATCTACACGGGCGCCTCGGATGGCTCCAAGCCCCTCGACGAGACCAATCTCGTTAAGGCGCTGAAGACCGCCTACAACAACGGTGCCGAGCCCTCGCGCATCATGGTCACCCCGGATAACTCGGTCGTGCTCGCTGGCTTCGCTGCGGCGGCCGGTCGCTACCGTACCATTCAGGGCAAGGACGCCAAGACCATCGTGAACGTGGTCAACCTTTATGTCTCGCCGTTCGGTGAGCAGAAGGTCGAGATCAATCGCTTCATGAAGGCAGGTAACACCCTCATCTTCGAACCGGATCAGTGGACGAACGTCGATCTGCGCCCGTGGGCGAAGAAGGACCTCGCGAAGACCGGCGATAGCACGAAGGCTCAGCTGCTGGGCGAGTTCTCGCTCAAGCACAAGAACTTCCTCGCATCGACCCTGATCGTCGAAGCGGCTACCGGCTTCTAAGCCAAACTGGGGACCTCGGGATTTACCCGGGGTCTCCTTTTTTTCCTTTGAGAATTTATGTCAGCTGAAACTTTCTACGAGACCAATGTTCTCGACACGCTCATCTCGTTCGACGAGGACATGAGCACAGGCGAACTAATCATCAAGCGTGAGCAGGAAATCCCAGACTGGTGGCTGGCCGAGATGGCCAATCTGCAGACGGGCAAACTCGACGCAACCGGAGACTTCCTTCACGTGGCCGCAGTGCCGGTAGCAGTCGTTGACGACCTACTGTTCACCTACGGCTTCGATGTCATGAACGCACCTATCGCTGAGACGGTCGCCATGCTGCGCAAGTATGCGCTCGACAAATTCATTATGACTTCCAAACGCATTTGAGATTGAGATGACCCTTGGAGAACTGAAGGCCCAATTCAAGGGTCTTCTCAACAATAACGTCGTCAACAAGAACGACGCCCTCATTACCACCTTCATCAACCAGAGCATCATGCGTATCCAGAGGGAGCTTCGCGTTCCCTTCATGGAGAAGCAGATACTATTCACGATCCCTGAAAGCTACACGAAGCTCGCGATCCCTGCGGACCTGCTTGAGCTTATCGCTATCATGGTCGATACCGACAACGATGGCATCTTGGAGTATGAGCTGACCCGCACGGACCTCACGAGGGTCATGCGTGAAACTCAAGTTCCCGGCATGTCTCCTCGTGTGTTCACACGACAGGGAGGCAGCTGGATACTGGGTCCTAAACCTGGTGCTGGCTCCCAAGTCCTCATTCACTATTACGCTGAGTTCGCTGCGGTCTCCGCTGACACCGACACCAACACGTGTCTGAAGGTCGCATGGGACGCCGTGCTCTACGGGGCACTCTCGGCCGCTTCCGACTATCTGCAGGACGACGAGCGCGGCCCGAAGTTCGAAGGCCGATACGGCCAGATCACGAAGCAGCTGCAGGATCAGGCGGACAGTGACGAACTCACTGCTGACGCCGTGATGGCACCTGCGCTCCCCATTGGCTCTGACGACGGATACGACTGGTAATGCCTAGCTCTTCATTCTACGTGGATGGTGAGACCTACGACACGTCTGTGGTGGAACCTAACGACAACCCGTCGTCCACCACGCCATCGCAGGCTCCCAGCTCCTTCTACCCAGAGGGCACCACGTACGCAGCCTTGCAGGACGGTGACACTGTCCTAGCCACCATGACGGCACTGCGTGACGCTACGATAGCCGCTGCGGATCGCGGGGAGGCCGCTGAAGCCATCGTGGACGCCTCCGCTGACGCCGCTGCTGCCTCGGCCGCCGCATCGCTCACCAGTGAGAACCACGCTGCCACCAGCGAAACCAACGCTGCCACTTCGGCCGCCACAGCCAGCACACAGGCAGGCATCGCGACTACCAAGGCTGCCGATGCTGCCGCCAGTGCTGCTGCTGCTCTCGCTTCGAAGAACGCTGCGGCTACCAGTGAGACCAATGCGGCCACTTCGGCCACCAACGCTCTCGCAAGCAAGAACGCTGCGTCCACCTCGGCCACCAATGCGGCCACGAGCGAGACTAACGCGCTGGCGTCGAAGAACGCTGCTGCGACATCGGCCACCAATGCTGCGACCAGTGAGACCAACGCTGGAAACAGCGCAACCTCGGCTTCCGGCAGCGCATCCACGGCGACCACCAAGGCCGCCAATGCGGCCACGAGTGCGACCAACGCGGCTACCAGTGAGACCAATGCTCTCGCCAGTAAGAACGCTGCGGCCACCTCGGCAACGAATGCTGCCACCAGCGAAACCAATGCGGCCACGAGTGCCACAGGTGCTCTCAACAGCCTGAACAGCTTCAAGGGTGTCTGGTACGGCACGCTCGCTTCGGACCCTACGCTTGACCCTTTGGGCAACGCGATCAACGAAGGCGATGCCTATTGGAACAGCACGCTCCACGCGTTCAAGATTTACAATGGCACCACGTGGAACCCCTACAGCGCCTCAGGTGGCGCACCTACCACGAGCGACTACCTCGTTAAGACTGCTGATGCGGGACTGAGTGCAGAGCGTGTGGTAACCGACACCACCACTGTTGTTTGGGACTGGACTACTGCGGGGCAGGTAAAAGCAAACGTCGCAAGTGTAGTTAGTTCAGTA